CTACAGCTTGTTCTACACTTGCAGAAGATATATTCTGAGCACCAGCTGGCATGTCTTTGGAAGCTTGGTTGACTCGTTTTGCAACGCCTCCCATAGCTGCCAGAGGAGCGCCCAGGACCATACTACCTAGTCCGACAAACAAACCCTCTGTACCTGCATCTTGCAGTTGCTCTCCCAAGCTTTCTTGTTGAGTTCCTCTAAGAGTCTGTAAACCTTCTACTCCCATGCTACCAGCTGCGGCTCCGGCTCCTGCTCGTCCTGAGCTAGCTACAATTCCTCTGCTTACAAGACCAGACAGGAATCCTCTGGCTATTAAACCACTGCCGGGAAGCATTGGCAAAGCTACTTCAGCTGCTACAGAAGCGCCACCTATGACTAGCTCTGGGAAAGGGTCAGCTAACAGATCATAGAAATCTGTGCTAGTACCATCTACTAATACTTTTCTATCGCTTGTAGTCTCTATACCAGCTTTCCTCAGACCATCAGCGGTTACATAAGGCTGGTTGTTAAAATCGGAGAAGCCCCAGTTACCTTTACCATACTGGTTATCTAACTCGGCTTTTACTTCTTCTGGGTTGTTCTGCGCCAAGGAAACACCAAAGCGCGTATCCCAGTCTTGTACTCCTGACCGTATATCGTACTCTCGCTCTATGTCAGGAACAATACCTTGTTCTAAAGCTTTATGAGGCATTTTACGAGCAATATAATTAGTCAGTTCACCGTCCGACATACCCTCTGGTACTGCAACTTGAGTTCCGTCAAACAAAGTTATTTTTTCTGACATTTAATCGCCTCTTTTTGATATTAGACCACCTGGTCTTGCCATATCGGATCTAGATTGGAAACCAGCAGCTCTTAGTAAATCAGTATTTAACTGCATATTACCTTGAAACGTTTTAGTTAATTGTTCAAAAGAGTTAAGCACTTGGTCTTTACCTTTAAGTGTCGAAATCTGTAGTACTAATTTGTCTAGCAGTTTAAGTTCTTTTGAACTTGTCTCTCTTCCAAACATGCCACTGCCTATAATTTGAGCTTTTACACGATTAGCAACGTCTTCAATTGACTCACTTTTAGTCATTTCTATGTCAGCACCAAAAAACCTAGCCATACCGACTAAAGCTCCTTTTGCATCGCCAGCTACACCTGCGTAAGCTCCATTTATATACTTTTTTGCATCAGCAATAGCGGTTAAAGATTGCCCATATGATTCATTTTGTTTATAGAGTTTAATTATCTCTGAGCTAAACTTAGGACTGGTAGTTGCCTGTTTTCCTATTCTATCCGTCTCAGCTTTATAAGCAGCTAAATTATTCGTTTGACCCGTTTGAGCAGCTAGAGCGTCTTCTTGATTAACATTATAATTAGCTTCTACTAAACGTCTGATAAAGTTTTGACCAACATTGGCCTCTGGCCCCATGCTACCCTGTTGAAGAGCAGGGTTAGTCATAATTCGTAATAGCCTGTCTGTGTCAATGTTTCCTAGTAAAGTAGTAACTCCTCCTACTAAACCACTGAGCATTCCTTCTTCTTTTTGACTGTTTGCAGTATCTGTTCCATAAGCAGTCCCTAAATTAGATGCATCTGACACAGCATTTACTACGCTACCCGCAGTGTTTTGAGCAGGGTTTTCTAGATTACGTTTGGCTATTTGTTCTTTTACTTTATCTACTTCTTGAAGAACAGGCTGTGGTTCAAAAAGCGTAGCTACGTCTCTGGTAGGCAATGGGTCAATATTTAATTCTTTGTTCATATCCCCAGGAAGAAGCCCTATGCCTAGAGCTAGTTCCTGTCTACGACGTTCCTCTGCATTTTGAGCTACTTCTTGTTGAGTAGTCAGTCTTTTAGCTGTTGGGTTAATATTATCTGCTTCGTTTAAACTGCCACTTGGGCGTCTAACTATAGCACGAGTTCCAGTATTTGCTCCTGAATACGGACCTCCTTTAAATTGATCTACTAAATTGGTAAAAGGATTTTCACTCATTTTATGTTCCTCAGACTAACGAACTAATTGTAGGTTTTCTAATACGAGATCTTTGCAAAAGACCCATTACATCTCCAAACACAGACTCGTAGTCCGCAGTTTTAAGACCCCGCTTAGGTACTTCTGGACTACCGTAAGGGTTTTGCCCAAAAGGTTCTTGGGTATACCTGTTAGCTCCTTGTCTTTCAGGAATATATTTAACTTTCTCACTCTTGCCTAAAGATTTAGATTCCCCACCAAAACCTTTTCCTAATTTGCTAAGCTTCGACCAATCAAAATCTTTATCATCAGGTAAAGGTGTTTTACCACCATAGTTCATGTCTGACATTTCTGATTCATCTACGCCAAACATTTCACCTTTAGTGTCTCCGTCCATCTCGTCGTAAGTAGCGCCGATGTTTAATTCACCCTCATCTCTATCGTTTTGATCTGCAAGATCTGCTTCCCTGTTCATATCCATTATGGCGTCTACGTTTAGATCTCCAGTGGAGTTTGCGTCTGGGCCTCCCTGGTTTGTGTCACCGTAATCCTCATCTCCATAACCGCCTTCACCTTCACCATCACTACTCATGCTACCCATGATCTAAGCTCCTACCGCAGCGTAGTCCACTCTTAGATAGCCATCCGTTCCTCTAGAGACAGCTTCTGGCATAATCTCTTGTACCTCGTCTGCTAAGACACCGTACTCAGGTTGATTGTTGACAATCTTCTTAGCTTCAGCTGTCCACTTCCAAGTATACAGCTTGATACCATTGTCCAGCTTGCCTACTTGTTTAATGTTGGTTTTAAGACGTTTATCACTCATTAGTTGCGCCGCTGTACCAGCTGCTCCGACTATTTGAGAGAACGGACTTGCACCTCCTGAGAAAGCTGAAGACGTAAAGCCAGAGCTTTGATTCTGGAACGTGGTAGAAGTACCTAGACCAGCCAAACCACCTAGCAAGTTAGCAAGGTTGATAGTCTGTTCTCGCTGAGCCTCTTGAGGCTGCTGAGTCAACCTAGCCTGATCTGCTAATCTCCCAGCTTGTCTTTGCTCTACATCTTTACCTATAGCTTCTTGCAAAGAAGGATCAGTCAGCTGTGTCTGTAGCTGAGTCTGGAACAACTCTGGAACACGGGTCTCTGCCCCTATCCTACGTTGCTCAGCCCTGCCCAGAGAGTCTGCTAATTGTTTCTGAACAGTCTCATTTCTAATCTGTTCTTGCCTAGCTTGTAGCTCTGACAAAGCTGTACTGCCCATGCCAAACTGACCAGCTTGTATAGCTTGTTCTTGAGCTAATTGCTTATCTTGCTCTGTAAGTTGCCTAGCTTGGTCAGCTATGACACCTTGCTCAGCTAAGAATATATTATCTTGTTGAGGATTAGCTATACCTCGCTGAAAGTTTGCTTGGGCAAGTTGACCAATTTGAGGAGCAATCCCGGCAGCTGTCTGTCCTACGTTTTGAAAACCTTGCCTAGCTGCTAAAGTTTGAGCAGAGTCTTCTGGTACTAGCGTCTGGTCAAACAAAACAGGATCAGCTGTAAACTGATCTTCTACTCTGGGCAACAATCGTTCAATAAAGGGAATCACAGGCTCAAAAGGTTTTACCTCTCCAGAACCACTAGATTGCGACTGTTGCGGAAGCTGTACAACAGCTGGAGGAGGACTGCTAAATATACCACCCATTTTATAAACCCTTTCTCAAAACTATGCTTTTAAACTCGTAACCCATCTTTTCCATTCTTTTTTCCCAGCCTCTACGACCTGTCATTTCAAAAAACTCGTACCCTAGTTCTTTATAGTATTTTTCTACTTCTGGTAGCATGGTATCGTAGTGAAACTTACCGCTGATACACTCTGCTAAAATTCCTGTGCTTTGTGGATAATAAGCAAACCCTATTACAAAACATCCTTTAATGTTTTTATCCTTGTCACAGGAGACCCATAAATCACTCTTTCCTTTTGTAACTCGCTTAACAAGATCATTAGCATTGTATATATCAGAACATTTGCTATTAAGTATTGATTGTTCAAAGTAGTCATAGCACTCAGATAACTTTTTAATAAAGGAAGAACTTTTGTAATTTACAAAGCTACAGCTTAACCCACGCTCCAGAGGCATTGCGAAAATATATTCCTTCTCCTGCTCCGGGGTTCCAGTTAGTGCCATCAGCATATCTTATATCACCTTGTTGTGGTTTAGTAGGTTCTGTGTTAGAAACATCTAAATGACCATCTCTTACTACTTCTAAAACGGCTCTGATTTCCAGAAACATATTATCTATAAAAATAGGAATGTCTTCAATGCTAGTTGGGCATAGGGATGGGTCAAACCTTAAAAACTCAGTAGTCATCGCGTAGACACTACTTCTGATTCTATAACAAAGCCTGACAAATTAAACTGCGTAGCAGAAGCACTTTCTATTTTAATAGCTATAAACCTTCCACGTACTCTACAGTCTACTTTATGATCTATACCTATTTCAAAAGCTACAGGGTCACTATACGAAACTCCTTGAAACGGTTGTATCTCTGACCCTACACTTATATTAACACTTCCTGTTCCTTCTATTCTAGGGTATACAGCGCTTACAGCTTTGACAGCATCTGTACGACCAGAGTGCAAGCCTCTACGTTCTAACCTAGTTTCAAAGGCAGTACCGTTAAATGTTATACCAGAATCGGCCAAGTAAAACAAGGTATCATTAGTGCCACACATTAATAAAGAATCAATAGCAGGGTTAAAACTTCTCTCAGACCATTTAAAAGTAACAGACTGCCAAGTTAAAGAACCATTAGCTGTCCAAGTATTCGCCAAAGCAGGATTTACTAAGCCTTTAGCTATATAGTTAACACCGGGTAGATCTCTCAGAGTCCAAGTGTTATCTCTATAGTTCCATATCAAAGCTCTGTCTGGAAAACCATTTACAGCGCCTGTCTGGGGGTAGCATATCCATACTTCGTTTTTAATTTTATTGTGAGCTAAAAATGTTTTATGAAAGAATACAGAATCAATGTCTCTAAACAAGAATGTCTTTACCCTATCGTCTATAACACTTGCTGTAGAGTTACCGTTATGCGTGACCACATCATTAGTAGTCATTAAAACGTGCCTACCGTCTCCTATGTCTACTACAGCGTCTCTGGCAAACAGACCAGTATCTTTAAATTTCTCTCTGACGTTAAAGGTAAAGTTACCACCTACAAAGTTTAAAGCATATATACTGTCTTGTTTATAAATGATTAACTCATTGCCCAGCTGCATAGCGTTAAGGATGTGTCCATCAGTATCGGACAATGCTGTCTCAGCAGATGCAGAGGCTGAGCTACCAGTGTTCCAAGTGTTTGTACCGTTGGAAGAAGCACCAGAGGGGATAGCATCGCTCCAGCGGACTGTAAAAGGCTTTAACGCACCGTTATCTGTTAGATTAAGAGCTACTAAGTGGTTTTTAAAAGGAACAATAGCTTTACAGCGTAGTGTGCTTGGCCAGTTTGGCAAGTCTGTAAACACACTACCTGCTTGAGTAAGGCTTTGGGGAACGTCTAAAGCGTTGGTAACTACTAAAACACCTCCTAAAGTGCCTCCTTGCCAGTTATTTTTAGTATCTGCCAAAGTAGTATACGCACCGCTAGATCTTGTAACAGTTGCGTGAGTAGTACCTGTTATCTTAAACAGACCTGTTAAACCACCATAGATCCATAGATCTGTACTACCCTGTAAAAAATCAGTAGCCCAGAAAGGCTGAGTAGGTGTTCCTAGTACTTGAGAATGGCCTAAAATTTTACCAGCTTTTCCGTCTAGAAAACGAGCGTTTGCTACATCGCTAAACAATTGTGGAGGCATGTCATATGGAGATAGATCTGTATTAAAGGAAAACCCTTCCTGACCAGCTGCTATATTAAATAACTGTTTAGCCATTAGCCAGTACCTGTTTCAGTTTGCTCTGTCCACACAGTAGAATTAAACTCTTGCAACGCTAACAAGTCTATTATCTGTAAAGAAGGATTACTGCTTTCAATTAAAATGTTAGCACCGTCTTCTTGCACTAGGCAAAATTGCTGAAATATCCAGTTAGTAGCCATCAGGCTCCTCTACGTACCATAGAACCAGGATCGCCTTGTACACTCATTGTCATTACAGTACCTCCGTATCTAGCAGCTTCTTCAGCCTCTTTAACTTCTGCTAAAGCTTTTTGAAAGATAGTACCAAACCTATTGGTTTGCTCTGTATCGTTTAAAAATATTGCTCCTTCTAAACAAGCTCCAAATAGATATAAATCTGGAAACCCTGATAAAACATCGTTAGTTTCAACACTGTCAGATAAAGAATTCAAAGTTCCATAATAATTTATATTAATTGAATAAACAGCATCTGGCGTAGGCGTAAGTTTTATATTTTTACCTAAGTTAGTATATGCCCTGGGCGATCCGCTTACTATACCTCCGTATTCTCTAGATAAAGACTCGGGAGATAAATACGATAGTGCAATGCTTTGACCGTTGCTTTCTCTGGTGATGTTGCGAAGTTCTATTAAATCAGCAGGAACGTCGTAGAATGCTATGCCACTAGTAGTAGTGGTCTCTGCGCGAGTCATATTAGCGCGGATACGTAGCTCTCTATTTAACTTTTGCTCAGTCAGTGTTATAAAATCAGGAATAACACTTGTAAGGTCATCTCTGTTAAGATAATTAGCTATGCTTGCTTTAAGCTCTATAAAATTAGAAAGACTCATCAGATGGTACTTTCAGTAGTCCTAAAAAATCTATTCTCTGGGTCGTTTAAAAGTCGTTTAATCTGCGGCCAGTGATCTTTGTTCATAATGTCTACGCCTAGCTCTTGCTTCCATTTTTCAATAATTACCAATGGAATGCTTGCAACTTTACGCATACCTAGCTCTGGCGTGTCTACACTGCCGTGCATGTAATCTTTGTTATATTCTTTTTTATTAAGCTCCAACATAGGAGAAATATCTTGTACAGAGTGTTGTACAAGTTTGTCTCCGTCGTGGTCATACTTAACACTACGCTTAATCGGTTCAGTCATTAGTCTTCTTTCTTAGTGGGGAGAGCCGTTAAGCCCTCCCCGTGTTAAGAACAGTTTAGGCAGGAATGGTCAGATCGTAAATAGCGCCTAGAGCTTGCTCGTTGTCCACTTGCAAAGTGTACTCAGTAACAATAGCACGCTGTTCACCGTCTGACGTAGACGCAACTTCCCGTTGAAAGAAGGGACGAAGATAAGACGTTTTATAGTACTCTGGATCAAGAAGGTAAATATCCCTATCCCGTTGGAAACGGTTAGGAACAACAGCCATCTCGCCAAAGTCACTTACATATACGTCCATGCCGCCAATGATGCGCTGGTCAGCTGTGTCGGTATAGTTACTAACGCCGCTTGCTCCACCAACACCTACAAAGCTAGAAAATGTTTGCTTCTGAGAAGGATGCATCATAATGTACTTAATGTCAGCACCGTTCTCATACGCAGTGAGAATAGGAGCTTTCAAAAGCGTCTCAGTAAACGCTCGACGGTTAGATGTAGCAGCATCTGTACGAGCAGCACCGTTACCGGCACCTGACCCACCCGTACCCGCAGAGACGTTAGTAGAAACCCAAGTAGCTAGGCTACCCAGTTTACGAACCGTAGTATCCGCTGCCATAGCGGTTTTAGCTTGGTTCGTCCCGCACATCGTAGTTTCCATGTCACGCTTTAGCTCTTTAGAGCGCTTTGACATTTGATATGCTAGTTCTTCTTTACGACCCGCTTTAGAAACAGCGTCTAGAGTACCCGATACCAGGGTAGTCTTCAAACTGATTTGGCAGATGTTACCAACTCGCGTAGTAGCGGCTGGCTCAGCGGCTGCAAGGGTCGCGCCTTCTTCGTGGTGGTTGTTAGTAGCATTGGCCGCTAGTGCGTCTGTCTGCCACTCGTGATTAACGGCAACAGCGTTACCGCGACCTCCCATGGACATGAAAGGCGTGTCCGTAGGGCTAATGTCATAGATTACATTCTCTAGATCTTCGCGAAGACCTCGTGAGGAGAATGTGACGAATACTCCGGCTGGTTGTGCCATAGTTTGTAACTCCTAAAAGATTAAGTGATTAAATCCAGAAAAACATTTGCAGCATCTTTGGCATGACCTGTTTTCGATAATCTCTCACGCTTAGCCTGTACTGATTTCTTAACTCGTTGAGTTTTAGACTGCGTAGTACCTGACTTTACAATTTTAGGAGCAGATTTAACTTTTTTAAGACCTTTTGAGTTAGAGTCTTGCAGCATAGCTTTGTGCAATACTAGAACTACTCTGTGATCTGTGATGCTATTAATTTCTTGTTCTGGGAAGCCCAAGCTTAAAGCATAGTTCCTAACCTTGTCTTTTAAATTAGAACTAGGATCAGCATATTCTGGCAATGCGCTTGAAAGCATTACCGCCTCTGATTCTACTTTTTTCTGTAGTGCTTGTGTCATCTCTGATTGAGTCTGGCGTTGCACTCGTACACGCTCGTTATTCAATTGAGAAATGTTGTCTTTAGCTTCTTGATACTCTAGACGCTTTTCCATATATTCCATAGGATCAGAGTCTTTAAGATCTTTCCAGTCTACTTGTTCAAAACGTTGTAGCTCTGAGTTTTGAGTAGAAGACAAGTGTTCTAGAGCTTGCGAATATTGTTGACGCTCGCTTTGAACAGCTTGCAAGTTAGCTTCGTAAGTTTTCCTCTGCTCTGCTAGAGATTGAGATTTACGGGTATAATCCGATTGCCGCTGATATCCG